AGAACCAATTACAATTTCAGAATCGACACCAACAGCACTTGGCGCAAGGTTGTATCCAATGGCCGTATTCAAATCTCCTGTTGTCAGGTTATCGTGACAAAGCGCCCCTATAAGGGTGTTAGTTACACCTGTCGTGACTGCAGCTCCTGAATCATGCCCCACTGCCACATTGAGTGAATCTGTATTACTTGTGTAATTTTGAGTTTTTAATGCTCCGTTACCTATAGCAACTGAAACATCTCCCTTAGTATCAGAGCCTAATGCTTCATATCCCAGTGCAGTATTACGACCACCAGTTGTTAATGCATCCCCCGCTATAACACCGACGACGGTATTTTTACTACCTGTCGTGTTTTCCAATAAAGAGCTTCTACCCACCGCCACATTTAAAGTACCTGTCGTGTTTGCTGCTAAAGCGTCTCGACCAACGGCAGTGTTGTCATCAGCAGTGGTGTTAGCTGAAAGAGCAGCATGACCAATACCCGTATTATTAGCACCAGTAGTATTGGCATCTAAAGCATTTGTTCCAATGCCAACATTCTGTGCGCCAGTCGTATTATCTCCTAAAGCCAAGTATCCAACGGCCACATTACTAGCTGCCTCGGTATTAGAGTCCAAAGCAAAAGTGCCGACTGCGGTGTTGTTTCCTCCGGTCGTGTTTGCGATTAAAGCGTCCTTGCCTATAGCAACATTATTACCTGCGGAGGTGTTAGCTTTTAAAGCATCCTTACCAAGAGCTGTATTGCCAGCGCCTGTCGTGTTAGCTCCTAAAGAATCTCGACCAACGGCAGTGTTGTCAGATGCTGTGGTGTTAGCGTCACCAGCAAGGCCGCCTACAAAAGTGTTGTTTGCGCCTGTCGTGATATTGCCGCCAGCAAAATGCCCTACTGCGGTGTTGTAAGAGTCTGTAGCACTTGTAAAGTTTTGAGATTCTAAAGCACCTTGACCTATTGCAACATTTTTGGCTCCTTTTGTATCTGCACTTAATGCCTGCATACCTAAAGCTACGTTGAAAGAACCTGTATTGAGCGCATCGCCTGCAAGACTACCGATGAGGGTGTTTTTGATGGCTGTCGTGACTGAAAGTCCTGCGTTTTTACCCACTGCTGTGTTATCACTACCTGTCGTGTTAGCTCCTAAAGCAGATTGACCAACGGCAGTGTTGTCATCAGCGGTGGTGTTAGCGTCTAAAGCTCTATACCCTACGGCAACATTAGCTGACCCAGAAGTATTAGCGTCCATTGCTTCAGTACCGACTGCCGTGTTGTTACTTCCGCCTGCGCAGGTGTCTAAAGCGTGATAACCGACAGCTACGTTATCTGAAGCCGTAGTGAGTTGTAAAGCACCAACACCGAGAGCAGAATTTCGTGTTCCGGTAATAACTGTTGCTAAAGCAGCCTTACCCACCGCAGTGTTGTTAGATGCTGTGGTATTAGCTGAAAGAGCATTTTTGCCAACTGCCGTATTATCATTTCCTTCTGTATTAGCATCTAATGAATCTGACCCTACAGAAGTGTTTCTTGTCCCCGTTGTGTTTACGCCTAAACTATTAGCGCCCACTCCAGTGTTATCACTTGCCGTTGTGTTGGCATCTAATGCGGAAAAACCTATTCCCGTGTTACCAGTTCCGGTTGTAGTTGCAGTCAAGGCTGCATAACCCAGACCTACATTATTATCACCCGTAGTAATAGCCGTACCCGCTTCATCCCCGACAACCACATTGAAGTTGCCCCCAGACTCAATGGTATTACCTGCGTTGACACCTGCTCTAAAGTTCGAGGTTCCTGCTGAAGCAGTGATGATGTCTGCACCGTCTGCGTATGTTACGTCGGCTGCAAAGTTTACAGCGCCATCAACGTCTACAATGTCGAGATTAGTAGTTCCGTCTACGTCTATATCGCCACTAATATCTAAGGCTGTGCCAATTAAAGTCTGTGTAAGCGTTATTTGGCCGTTTGAAGCGATGGTCATAGCATCTACATCTGAAGCAGAGCCAATAGTCTTGCCATCACCGATAATAAGATCGTCAGTTAATGTGACTATGCCCGTTACTGCTAATGTAGAGGCCATATCAACCGCACCATCTATATCGACAACATCAAGATTGGTTGTACCGTCTACATCTATGTTGCCTGAGATGTCTAATTCAGTACCTATTAATTTTTGTGTAAGGGTTACTACGCCATCACTTGCGATTGCGATTGCATCCGTATCTCCAACTGAACCAATTTGTCCAGCATTTGCAATAGTGATACCCCCACTATGAACATCTCTACCAGTGAAAGTAGCGACCCCATCAACTTGAAGGGTAGTAGCCATATCCACAGCACCATCAATGTCTACGACATCTAGATTGGCTGTGCCGTTAACGTCTATAGCGCCTTCAAGGTCAATATCGCCATTGACGATTAAATCATCAGTAACGGTTAGATCGTCTTGTACCTTGAGGTCTACAACATTAAGGCTGGCAAAAGCATCAACTACGGCTGCTCCAGAACCTGCCCCGTCCAAGTAAACCGCCTTGGTATCGCCAGGAGGTATAGTTATATTGGCTCCAGAGCCTTGAGAAATAATAATATTTTGAGAACCACTTGTTCCATTCTCAATAAAGTGCATTCTGCTCAAAGTGTTGGGAGCAATCGTAATGGTGCAAGCGGAGTCTAGGGTTCCAGTATATTCAATATACATGGACCTTCCAGGGTCGGTAGCACCATCTGCCACTGTAGTGGTATGCGTATCCGCATTTGTGGTTATTCCCTCAGTCCCGTAACTAAGCGCCTCACCTATTAACTCTAGGTTAGTGTTTGTAGTCGTACCCCACGTTCCACTACCGTCACCAGTAGCCAGCTCGTTGAGCCTTAAATCATTTACATAAGTGCTTGCCATTATGCTACCTCTTTCCAATCAGGTGTTTGTGAACTAGAAATAGAATTCCAGTTTGGTGTTTGGCTTGTATCAACGAGACTCCAAACCAAAATATTTGACGTAGAAGCTTCAACTTCATTACCAGTAACTTCAACCCCTGCTTTAGCAGTAACACTAACGTCATTTGTAGAAACTGTAGATGCATCACTAGTAACATTAATTGTATTGTTTGTTTCGAGAGAAATGCTGCCAAGCGACAAAGTAAGAGCCGGACTGGTGACTGAAACAGCAGCAGTACCCGTAACAGTAACCGAGTTAGTACTTGCAGTAACTGAATTTCCGGCAACCGGACAGATACAGGCATTAGCTTCAACAGTAACCGTTCCAACCGATGCGGTTGAGCCAGATATGGCCTCTTCTGCATTACCCCAAGTGCTTTCGCCCCAAGCAATATTGCTTGAAGACCACCCTTGATACGCAACTTTTGCATTTTGAGCCACATTTAACTCTTAGGCGATTCTAATAATTGCATTACTGGCATCTGCTGCCGGAAATGAAATTTCAAAATCACCTGCTGTTGAGGTTTTATCGCCGCCAAAAGCAAGAACAACTACTGCCCTGTTTGCTGAACCTGCTGTTGTGCTTGAGTTGTAAATTAATGCGCCATTTGCAGTAATTGTAGCTGATGACCAAGTTGTATTTGCAAAATCTGTAAGTGCAGTTGTTCCTGAAGCTGAAGGATCAACGTTTGTAAGGGTATTACCTCCCGCAGTATAGTTTGTTCCCGAAACTTCATTTGTAGTTGCATAGGCAGTAGTCGATGCAGCTAAAGTAGCACTTGAAGTGTAGAGAGCAATCTTGAATGTATTACCCGTACCCGTTGTAGTTGTAGTGCCTCCACCAGAACCATTATGAAAATTGTGAATCCCTTGGAGCAACTCACTCTTAAAACTTGTTGCTACTGCTTGTGTAATTGCCATTAGATTTTCCTTAAAATATCCGCCATATCTTTATGGCCTTGTTGTGTTAAAAGACTTAATAGCGTAGTTCTATCGCTTTGAATTGCATCATTACAGGCTTTTACAATTACATGAAAAAGTCTGCCCTTAAATGCTTCTGCTTGCTCTCTGGCTATTGGATCAGCACTTTCTGCAATAGAAACAATCTTTCCTACCGATCTTTTTGCAATCTCTTCTGGAGTAAAGCCTCGATTCTCTGTTGTGTGAACTTCACAAATACCAGGTTCTACTATTGAATTTAGTCCTAACATTATATTTTACGCGCCCTCACAGCTCCACTTCTGTAATTATCTGTCGTGCTATAACCTTCACCTAAAGACTTCAGTTGCATCAAAGCATCCTCGTATTGCTTTTGATAAACCGCGAGCATATCTTGTTCACCCTTCATAAAGGTATAACCTTCAACAAGGCATCCGTAAAGCAATGCTGTTTCTGCATTATCGCCTAACCAGCTTGTTCCATCTGCCGAAGCAGTAATAGATGTAGGTTTGTAAAAATAATGAAGCTCAACCGCATAATTGCTATCAGGCGTTGGCCCAACAATAAAACTACTGTTGCTAAAAATACCGTAATACTTTGGCGTTGCAGTTGTCGATGAGACTGGATACGCCTCTCGNATAAAATTAACGTCCTTAAAAAGTAAATATTCATAACCGTTATTATCAAGAGCTAAAGAATACGGAGCCATAAAATCAGTTGGAGTATTTAGATAAGTATTTCCGCTGGTCATTATGCCTGTGCTGTTCTTCCTGAAATTAGGTAACTGAACAGATTTAAG